TTATTAAGGTCTGCCGCGACTTCAGCATTGACAGATTCGGCATAGATTTTCCATTCGCCGCCCAGCTTCTTTCCCTGCAGCTTTCCTTCCCGCAATCTGCGCTGTATGGTGTGAATGTGGCTGCCGGTTATGGCTGCCACTTCTGCGACAGTGAAATACTGCCGCGCAGGAATGCTGTCTGCTGTTAATGTCTTGTAGGGTCTTGCCATGTGTTCACCTTCCTTCCTTTTTTCGCCATTGGTCAAAATCCGGATTGCGTGTTGTTCCTTCAATGAACCAGGATGCAGCTTTCTTTTCCAGCGCGGATGGATGCGCGGTAAAGCCGCAGGCTGTGCATTCGCCTTTGTAAAGCGTAACTGGGGGACAAATGCCATAGGGGATGAATTCAAAAGAGACAATGCGCCCTGCGCTTCCGCATTTTGGACAGATCATGGAATTTCCCCTTTCTTCAATGTCGCATATTCCATCAATCGGGAATATTCGGCTGCCGTCATGGCTGCGCCGTAGGCATCTGCTTCAGCTTCAATTTCCATAATGTCCCGCTGCAGCTGTTCCGGATCTGTAATGTGCTGCAAGCACATGTGGGCCAGTTCATGCCGCAGTGTGGCCCGCTGTTCTTCAGCTGGCAGATTCGTATTGATTGCCACAACATATTTCCCCAGGCTTGCGCGGTAGTCTGTCGCGCCTTTAACATCCGTCATGCCGTCTGGAAAGGGGATGAAGTACAAATAGAATGGCAGCATTGTTGTTCATCCTTCCTTTCTTATTCCGCAAGGGCTTTCAGCAGATCCAGGGCCTTTTTCTGCTTGTCGGCCGGCATCCTGCGCAGCAGATCTGCGGCCTGTGTGGGTGCATCCTGTTCAATGTCGAACAGATAATCATAAATGCGCTGCTCTGTGTGGGTGTTCTTCTTCTTCAGATTGTGGCTGTAAATCATCGTTGTTTCCGGGCTGGCATGGCGGGCCAGGGCCTGCGCTTCCTGGATCGTTGCGCCGGCTTCCAGGCTGAATGTGACGGCAGAATGCCGCAGGCTGTGCATGGTCAGCTTGTGGCTGTCGAATCCAGCGGCCCGCATTCTTTCTTTGATGCAGGCAGAAATGGCCGGTTCCGTCATGGGCTGTTCTTTGCTGCGGTTGCCTACACTGGCGAACAGCGCAGAATCCTTGCTGGTATGCTTCCTGGTAGCCAGATAATCCATAATGGCATCATACGCAGCGGGAATGACTTTCTGATAATCGTCTGCTTCATCATGGCCCTTGCCCTGGACATACAGAACATGATTGCCAGCCAGTGTTTCCAGATTGCCGATTGTGGCCCGCTGAATTTCGATGCAGCGCAGGCCGGCTGTGCCGGTCAGAAGGATTATGGCATAATCCCGCTTGCCCTTGTCTGTGCTTCTGTCAATGGAATTCAGCAGCTGCAGAAATTGTTCCTTTTCAAAAGCATTCCTTTTTGTGTTGTCCCTTCTTACTGTCGCGCCGGGGATGCTCTTTGCAGGGTTTTCCTGGCAAAGATGCTTGTCTACAGCCCATGAAAAGAATCTTTTCACTGCCCGCATGTATCGGTTCTGCGTGTCGGCCGTGAATTTGATAATTTCCCCAGGGCCTGCAGCTGTCCTGCGCGGGTGTGGGGTTTCCAGCCAGTCTTTGTAACGCTTTATATCTTCATCCGTGGGGAATCCAGCGCAGTTTTCATATGCCCAGTCAAAGAAACATGACAGGGCCACTGCATAGCTTTTTCTTGTTATATCGTGCACAGGCAGTGTGGCAGCGAATCTGTCAAAGATATAAGACAATGCCGGCTGCGCGGGCTGGATCGCTGCGGAAGAAGTTGAAATGATGGCATTATTCATGGTCACTTTCCCCCTTCAGCAGTCTGATAATTTCGGCAGCATACTGCTTCATTTTGCGCTGCGCTGTGCGCCGTTCATAAATGGTCTTGTGGCACATATTCTGCTGAATATGCGCGATGTCTGCCAGCAGTTCCATTGCTTCTTCATTGTCTGCCAGCTGCAGGATTGCTTTCTGTGTCATGTTTCGCCCTTCCTTTCTGTTGTCCGGGCGCATCCATTATGCTATAATGGGAATGCGCCTTGTGTGGTGCATCTGGACAGGCTGTGGCTGTGGTAGGTTGCGGGCCTGTCCTATTTCTTTTCCTATTATACAATTATTGTTCTTTACTGTCAACGGAAACATTCAACAGAAAATGTGGCTGCGCTGTCAATAAAGAAGTCCCCGCAGACCTTAATATTGAAAAACAGCCAGCACAAACATGCTGGCTGCCATTCCGCAGCGGGCGGGTTGCTGCGGGCCATAATCGCCGCTGCCAGTGTGGGCGGAATCCCGGCAGGGTTCTTTTCAGATCTGCGGTGGAATCACCTTCTTTCATGTCAAAAGAAAATCCATATCTGCATCAAACAAAGACTGTCTGTATTCTTCCTGGCTGTCCGGATCTTCTTCCAGTTCAAAATCTTCTGCTTCTGTGTTCATTCTATGCCCCTTCCTACTGCCGGCAGGGAAATAGTTTCATGCACTGGCGGCCGCTGTGGCTGCGTATAGACATAATCCCGGCCTTCCTTTGCCACTTGCCCGATTATGTCTGTCACATGCCGCATGGAACAGTTATTTTCCTGCGCAGCCTTTCTGATTGCGTACATCGTCTTTTCTACGCCGTAATGGCTGGCTTTATTCCAGAATTCTTCTGTAGGATCGCCCATGCCGTAATAATGCAGCCAGTACATAATCCAGTTTTTTTCATATTCTGATAGCATTCTGCTTCCTTTCTCTGCTTATGCTGAATACATGTAGTCATTAATAAGCATGTCCAGCGAATAACGCAGGCTGTCTATACAGTGATTATTTTTGTCCGGCACATCTGCCAGAATTTCCCCATCCTTTGTGCGCAGATATTCATACTCTGTGAATTCCTGGAATGCGTGTGGGGTTCTGCGCTTGTCAATGACTATGGTTTTGCTCTGCAGCCAGCGAATGCCATATTGTACGCTGCCAGGATACTTCTTGCAGCCCAGGGCCTTTATGCCCAGGCCCTGTAAGTCATTGACAGATTTCGGCTCTGCGCTGTCGCATATGACAAGCTGCCGGCCGACAATGGGTGTGCCGCCGAATGGGGAAATATATGTTTCCCCTGGGGCAGTATCCCATTTGTTTTCCTTCAGCACTTCCGCAACCTGGCTGTTGCTGCAGCCGCGCTTTACATATTCCGCGACAATATAAACAATCTGCTTCCGGCTGTCATAGCTGGATCGAATGACGGCCACAGGATCTGTGCTGAATCCCCAGTCAATGCCCATGTAGAAATACTGCATCTGCTGGATTTCTTCATCCGTAATTTCCATGGCCTTTACATTCGGGAATACCATGCCGGAAGTACAAAGGGCCTTGCCCATATATTCATGTTCATATGCTTCCGGATTGACTTCCTGTAAATGCTGCGCTTCTGCAATAAATCCAGATCCCAGCCATTCCGGGGGAATCATGGTGTAATCCGTATGAAAAACAATGGCCCTGCTGTCCGGCTGCTGAATATACTTGTTTGACCATGCAGCCACAGACAATGGGGGATTGAAACTGCACAGAATCCGGAAGTCCTGGCCGCCGCGCATGACAGACTGCAGCACAGATCGGATCTGGTTCGGGCCGTCAAATTCGCTGAATTCTTCAAACCATGTGAATTTATAGTATCCATGCCGGGGCTTGATTGACTTTATCTTTGCAGAATCATCTACGCCGCGAAAATGGATAATCTGCCCTGTGGGAACATATACATACTGCATGGGGGAAACATTGCCTTTCCACAGATCGCCTACGCCCAGCATATCAATCGCCCAGGCAATCTGTGAAAATGTGCTTTCCCGCATGGTGGCCGCATATCGTCTGAAAACAATGCCGTTTGCTTCCGGATCGTCCATAATGCCCTGCACCACTTCCAGCGCACAGAAGCTGCTTTTCGTGCTTCCTCTGCCGCCTGGGAAATAATACATGGTATGCTGCCCAGCTTTTATGTCCGCATCAATGGGCAGATAGCATGGCGCGATACATTCAGCCAGGGGAATCCTGTCTGCATTCGCTGCCTTGTGCGCCTTTGCGACTGTGTGAACAGCCCTTTTCAGTCTGTCATAATACATGCCATTAATCCCCTGTAATGCTCTGCAGTTCCCGCAGAATATCATTAAATTCTGTCAGCCGCAGGCCATATTCCAGCAGGGCGCGGGCAGCTGCAATCTTGCTGCTGCTGCTTTCTTCCGCATCCTGCATGATTTCCTGCAGCACAGACAGCGCAGGGGACATTGCCTGCTGCGCTTGTCTGGCTGTGCTGTCAATCACACTGGCCACAGCTTTTCTGTATTCCTTCTGGAATTCTGCATCCTTCAGATAGTATTCCAGACTTCTTTCGGAAATGCCGGCTGCGGCCGCTGCTTCCCGTTTATTCCGGCATGTCAACAGGGCCTGTATTGCTCGCTGTTTGTTCCCTGTCATTATCTGCGTTCCTTTCTTTCGGCAGGCTGTGCAGACTGTCCCATACTTCCAGGGCATCCCTGGCAGCTGCATAGTCCTGCTTGTCCATGTGGCTTCCCTTAAGGAATCTGGACACAATGCCCGCGGTTTTCAGATCGTCAAACCAGCAGATTTCTGAATCCCCATCCTTAAGAAAATACCTGGTGTGCCGGTTCAATCCGGAACCTACTTCCAATGCTTTGATAGTCATTTCGTGTGTGTCCTTTCCATGTCTGTTTTATTCATCCTGGGCCGCATCAAAGGCCCGCTGCACTGCATCCAGCCTTTCTTCCAGGGCATCCAGGCGGCCTGCTATGTCATGGTCTTTTTCCTGGAATTCGATATATGAAACTGTGAAATTGCCCTGGTGAAAATTCACATCGTCACTGTGCAATTCCAGATTCGCTGCCTGCATCGTGTCAAATGCCTTGCAGATCGTGCCATGATATGTTTCCAGGGCGATTTTATGTCCGCAGTATGGGCAGATCCTGGCGGCCGATAATTCCATTGTGGCCCTGTAGACATTCCAGGAATGCCCACAGCAGCCACAGTTTATCTGTAAATATCCCATGAATTATGCCTGCCCTTCCAGCTTGCCATTCACAGCCTGCATGAATTTCGCATAAACGTTTTCCGGAACATACTGCCCGAAAAATGCCCTTTCGGAAACAAGTTCCCCGCGCTGCGGCAGCGAATCAATGTCCACTTCGCCGCCATACTTTCTGGCATGGATTTCCGCGTTGCGCAGCACACCTGGATTAACTGCATACTGCAGCGTATCTTTGCAGCCTGCAGCGACTTCATTAAGACTGGCAGCTGCCATTTCCGCTGTGTATCCGGTTGCATACTTCATATAGTTTTCATGGAATCTGCTATCCAGCGGCACATTCCCTGGCGTGTTTATTCCGGTTTTCGGAAAATGCTTATCTGCAATGTCATTCAGCGCAGACAGGCACAAGCCATTTCCATTCATGCTGCGGGCCGCCATGTCCAGCTGTTCCCGGGTCATGGTTGTTTTCATATTCAGAACCTGCAGAATATTTACCATGTCCGCTGTGATCGCCGGGGCAGGAATCTTTCCGATATTTTCCTGCATCTGGCGCAGGCATTCATTCACCTTTTCAGCAGCAACCTTCCGGGCCGCATCGTCTGCATTCTTCCGTTTTTCTGCAGCAGCAGCCATGTCGGAATCATAGCCGGCACTTCCCTTGTAGACTTCATGGGATTTCTTGTAATTCAAGTATTCCTGCCTGTTGGCGCGGCGCAGATTGTCGAATGTGCGCATGGCATCGAAAAGATTGTAAGTAATATCCATCGTTTTTTAATCTCCTTTCAGATCCTGTTGTTGGTATAGTTCCATGAATGTTTCCAGGGACATTGAAACAATCCAGGGGCTGCGGTTGCGCCTGTGGAATACACAGGGCAGCCCATCTTGAAAACGTGCTGCATCTGTTTCGGCCTGTCGGATCGCTGCCAGCAGATCCAGCCTTTCGGCCCGCTTGCATTCAATGTGAATGTTGGGCAGGCCCACAATGTCGGGAATGCTGCCGTATGTCAGACTGCCGCCGCGCTGTGTGTCATATCCATATTCCCGCAGAATGCCCGACAGCTCGCGTTCACCTGTCGCGCCCTTGCGCTGCTGCATCCTGCCCACTGTTGCGGCTTTCTGCGGTTTTCTGCGGGTTTTGCGCGGCTTTCTTTTCCCAGTATCTGTCCATGTATTCCCGCTGTCTGTCGCGGTTCTGGGCATACCATTTGCGCCTGTAGGCCCGCCGCGCTTCCATTGCTGATTGTGTCATAGCCATTTTGCCTTTCACTTCCTTTCTGGCATTCGCACTGTTCCCCAGGGTCATTGTTGCTGCCACAGTATGGGCATGTCCTGTAGTATGTGTGTTTCATGTGTCTTTCATGTCCTTTCATGTTTCATGTGTTCCCTGTGTCCCATGTACAATTATAACATAAGACATAAGAAACACATAGTACACAAGGGCCATATTCGAAGATTTGACAAAAATGGGAATGGTCAAAATAAAAGTCTTTGCAGACTTTAATATAGAAATAAGCATGAAAATATGCTATAATTTCTTTGCTGGCAGAAGCACTTGTCAGCCGCCCATATAAAGTACCTTATGGGATGGAAGGGCCGGCATTCCGGTGCTGTCTCTTCAAAAGTTTTCCATGAAAAAAGCAGGGGATTTTTCCCCTGCTTGTATTTTTATGCCTGCGCTGCTTTCCATTGCCTTTCCATTTCGTCCATGACTGCCAGCAGCAGGGCAGCCAGGAAGGGGCTGTTTCCATTCTTGCTGCAGCATTCGCCCAGATCGCGGGCAGCTGCTTCCCACAGATCCGGTGTGGCCGGAAATGGGGCATACTTTGCATGATAATCAAATGCCAGCCTGTATGCGCTTCTGTATTCATCCATGGGCGGCCCTTTCTCTTACCATTCGGGCAAGTCTGGATTGTCTACAGGGGTAAATCCTTCCGGTATTTGAATTCTTTTTTTCGGCTTTCCCGCAAATGTGAATGTGCTATTCTCTGCATCAAAATTCAGATAGATTTTCCCGCCTGCAGCATTCATGCGATTTTTCAGACATTGTACAATCATTCTGCGCGGGGTTTCGTTCTGCAGATCGCCCATGTCATCTGGATTTTCTGCGTTGAATTTCTTTTCTGTGCGCGGATTTATTTCCCCTTCAGCTAATGCCCTATAGTTCAATGCAATCTGATAATCTGCGCTGTATTCTATTGCGCTGCTGTCCCTGCCGCTGCCCTGGCTTACAATGCCGCTGTTGTTGCTGGCCCTGTTGTTTGCGCCTATAGCCAGAACAAATGTGTTGTATTCAATGGCATACTGCTTCAGCATGGCAACAGATTTCTTTATCAATTCGGCCTGTTCTTCCCTGTTGCTGGTAGTTATCAAATGCAAATAGTCCAGAACACAGACTGGCCCTGGCTGCCCTGTTGCCCTGGCTTTCAGTCCCGCTGTGGTTAGTGTGTTTCTGATACTTTCAATATCTGTTGTGCATCCTGCGGGGTTGTATGTCATGTGCTGCGCAATTTCTGCTTTGTATGTCTGCGCTGCCTTTGTGACATATCCGCGCTGGTATTCTGTCCAGGCATAACCCTTCAAAACTTCCGCAGCAGTCATATTGTGGCCTTGTCTGTGAACAATGCGGGACATGCTGCGGGCCAGCAATTGTTCCTTTGACATTTCCAGATTCAAAAATATTACATCTGTCCCATGTGCCGCCATTGTTTCAAATATCTGCTGTGTTATGGATGTTTTGCCAGCCCCAGGGGCAGCGGTCAGAATAACAAGAGACTGCCGCAGAATGCCGCCGCCCAGAAGTTCATCAAATTCCGCAATGCCGGTTTTAACTGGCCTGTATTTTTCTGTCTGAATTGTGGCAAAGAATGTGTCAAAATCGGCCTGTGGTGTGGCTTCTGCGGGCTTCTGGCCTTCTGTCTGTTCTGCGGCTTTCTGGGGCTTCTGCGGGGCTTCTGTTGGCTTTTTCGGGGTGTATACTTCCTGGCATGTATTGATTGCCCGCCTTATTGTCTTTTCCCTATAATCCTGCCTGTCCCATTTCTTGCGATACAGGCCAGATTGTCTGAATAGGCTGTCAATCCTGGCTGCATCCCTTCCAGTCCAGAATGCCAGCAAATTACACAATGCCTGGTCAGCTTCTGACTGTGACGGATAGCCCGCAAAATCCCCTGCCCACAATGCCGAAAACTGCGGGCCATTTTTCGCTTCCCTGGCCCTGTCCAGCAATTCTGCATCTGTCATGTCTATTTCCACAGGCTTTGCCGCTGCGGGGGCTGCTGTCTGTGGGCGCATCATGTATTTATCCAGGATATATTGCAGTCTGTCGGCCCTGTTTTCCATGTCTGCTGCATGAATCACATTCCCTGTGACTGTCAAATATCTATTTGTCATGCCCGCAATGTAAACTTCCAGCCCGATTTTTGAATATTTGATATAGTATTTTTCTGTGTCATAGCTGAATCCAGGGGCAAGAAACAGAATGCGAATGCCTTTACCAGAAGGGCTGTATTCTGTGTATGAGTCCATCTGCTGCACAATGTCGGCAGCCATGGGGGACAATTCCCCATTTGTAACACAATCGTCAATGTCTATGCCAGACATGCTGCCATGAATGCGAATCCCCAGGCCAGAAAAGCCAGCCTGTGCCGCTTCTGCTGTCTGCATGTCCGAAAATGTGTCTGGCCTGTCTGTCGCTGCCCGTTCCCATATATAATGCGGATTATAGGGCATCTTGCGGGGTTTTTCTGGTTTGTCTGGGTTTTCTTCATACTTCCACAGGCAGAATTGCCCATGCTGCCGCAGATACAATGGCAGATTCTGTGTGTTTGTCATGTTGGGCCACTTCCTTTCAGATTGTTTTTTGTTCCTGGCTGTGATATGCTGAAAGGGCAGAATGTGTGTGTTCTGTGTCTGCCGCAATGGGGCTTGTGTCGGCCCTGTTGCGGTTTTGCCTTTTCAGTCTATTCTCAATAACAAGGTCTGTCCGGACCTGGTTATTCAGCCGCGAATGCGTTCTGGGGTTTTAGGGGGAATCGCCCTAACAAGCAGCAAGGGCAAATCGTCAAATGTGACGATTGCATGAAGTTTGCAGAATGTGTACACATTTGCCCTGCTTGCAGGGAATGTTTTCTGCATTCTGGCTGCCACTTGCCCTGCTTGCAGGGAATGTTTGTGCCGGCCTTTCTTCCGTGGATCTCTACACTTCCTTTCTGTCCGGATCGCGGGGGGATTTCGGATTTTTCATGGAAATTATAATTTTGCATTGCCAGCGCGTAAAGAAGCTGGCAAATGCACCTATTAAGCCTACTGGGCTTATAAAGCTTATTGCGAATTACTCTAATGAAGGAATTTTTTTTATGTTACCACTTTTCGGGGGGTATGTTACCACTTTTCGGGGCCTATGTTACCACTTTTCGGGGCCTATGTTACGACTTTTCGGGGGGTATGTTACCACTTTTCGGGGCTGTCGGCAGGGCCTTTGCCTGCTGCGGCTTTGCAATGATAATGCCATAGACTGCCTTTCCCTTT